ATCGTCAAACTGTTTGCTTTAGAGACTCAATGAGCCTGTAACTTAAGTGACAAAATTCTCACAACAACCCGTATGTTTTTTGCTATTTTACCTAAGGTCTGTTGAATAAAAAATGAACACAAACAACAGCGGATATAACAATGCACATTATAACAACGTAAATCAATGTGACTCAGATAATTGAGATTACCGTTACTAGCACTAATTAGGAGATAATTATGAAAAACACTTGGATGAACAAAGCCGCACTTGCTACGGGTACCGCTGCCCTACTAACAGCAATGATAGGTAGCGCCCATGCAGAACCCACAGGCTACGATCAGCTGACTTTTCAGACAGAAGTTAAAGAGGAGGTCCAAAACGACGAAGTTCGCGCCACTATGTATAAAAAAGCGCAAGCATCAGATGCTAAAACGCTAGCGACCACGCTTAATACTTCGATCAATAACGCGATGAAAATCGCCAAACGCTACCCAAGCGTGACGGTTAGTACTGGCCAGCAGCGCACCTATCCGCGCTACGATAAAAACGACAAAATCATTGGTTGGACAGGACAAGCCAACATCGACTTAAAGAGCACTGACTTTGCTGCCACCAGCCAACTGATTGCAGACTTACAGCAAACCTTAGTGATGGAAAACCTAAACTTTGGGGTTTCTGATGCCAAAAAAGACGCGCTTGAACAAAAACTCATGACCGAAGCATCGCGTGCCTTTCAGCAGCAGGCTAAAAATATGACTCGTGCATGGGATGCGCGCGGCTACCGCGTCGTCAATGTGAATTTGAATACCGGTAACAATTATCCGCAGCCCATCTATAGAACCATGAATATGAAGGCAGAGGCAGCCGATGCTTCAGTGCCTAGCCAAAGCTTTGAATCGGGTAATAGCACCATTTCAGTGACAGCTAACGGTACGATTGAATTAACGAAATAAACGTAGAGGTAATGAGTTAAGCAATAGATATTGTTGCTAACTTCTACTAATAAGGGCAAGCACTGCTTTGAGTGCTTGCCCTTATTTTATAGCTACCTTTTTATTATTAACACTTAATCAAGCGATTCAAGGTTATTTTTTTATCGGTTCTTCAAGGGTCATCGGTGTATCAACTAGGGGTCTATCAATTACTGGCTTAGTAAAGGACTGCATATTTGGCTGTTTGCCATCTTGACGCAGTTTTAATAGTACTTTTTGGTGCCAAGGTAGGCGCTGATACGCCAACAGCTGCTCTGCCAATTTTTTATTTTTTTGCAAGG